AAACTCATTCAAACTATGCTCGAATACGGTTATTCAAAGGCAGCCATATGTCGTAAGCTTAAATGTAACCCTAAAACATTGGATGACCATTTGCGGAGAATGCATGTCCTACATAAAAATTAAGTCATACGTTACTTTTGCCACTGTTCTATTAATTCATAGTTATGGCAAAAGCAGAAATCTTATTCAAGGTCATCCGCAAATGGGAAGGCGGATGGAGTGACCACAAAAATGACAAAGGTGGCAAAACCAATATGGGGATAACCTTGTCTACGTGGAAATCATGTGGTTATGACAAGGATGGTGACGGAGACATTGATGCGGATGATTTACGCATGATTACTCCGGATGACGTTTTTCATGTTTTCAAGAAGTATTATTGGGACCGTTACCAAGCGGACTTCATACACAACCAGTCCATTGCGAATATCTGTGTGGATTGGGTGTGGGCCTCCGGACGTCCCGGTATCACAAGGGTACAACAACTACTGCAAATCAATGTAGACGGCATCGTAGGTCCTCAGACGGTTGCAAGTATCAATCTGGCCAACCAACGGCAGCTGTTCGAAGCTATCAAGACAGACAGAATCCGGTTTATTGAAGATATCTGTAAAAGGGACCCGTCGCAGCTTGTATTCCGGAAAGGATGGCTGAACCGAATCAATGATTTCAAGTTCTCTGTCTGCTGAATTCTTGTCCTTTTTTCCACTCTTTTCAGCCTTTAGTTTTGTGTCCGGAACTAAAGGCTTTTTTATGGTAATAACTGAAGAAAAGAGTTTAATGACCTCCGAGAAATTCAATCGAGGAGTTGAGAACTGGACGTGGAAAGTCAAGAATACCTCCGTAAATATTCTACAACGGACACACGCAACCGGAAGATTGCGTAGGGAACTGCAATCCCGTTGGCTGAAAGAGCGTGAAGGTGGACCGGCTTATGTCGGTCTGGGTTTCCGCTTTGCCCGGTATGGTGCGTACCGGGAATATGGCGCCGGGCGTGGATATATCGTCAAGAACGGAATTATAATGAAGGGACATTCGGCATGGAGCGATAAGAAGAAACGTCAGGAACTGCGTTCTTTACGTGTTTCTGAATATCGCATCCGGCGCATGCGTACCGTTGATGAACACTATGCCGTTATCCGGCGAAGTCCCCTACCCTGGTTAGACCCTCCCATTGTGGATAACATCGAATCACTGGCTGATTTATCCGGAGAGTATTACGGTGACCAGGCACTCAAGAATGTGCTTCAGAAGTTTGATAAAATAACAATCGAAAAACGTTATGGCAAAAAGTGACAAGACAGTCAAAAGAGGTGTCTACTTGTACATTGATGGCAAGGAAATTAAGAATGACATCAATTCCATTGATTTGGAGATGAAACGCCTACAGCGTGACATTAAGGAAATGACACGCGGCTCTGAGGAATACAACCGCACCATGGCGAAGATACAGCATCTTCAGGGGATTTTAAAACAGCATCGCCAGGAGATAAAAGGCATCACCACCGAAACCAAGAAAGCGACTGTCAGTATTGGCAGTATGGTGGACTGGTTCAACCGTTTCGGTGGAGTTATCTTGTCCGTAATAGGTTTCCTTACCGGTTTTACCCTTGCCTTGCGTGCCATCAGAGACGAACGCAACAAGTTAGAGGAGTCCCAGGCCGGGCTGAAAGCCTTGACCGGACTTGATGATGACAGCATTGCCTGGTTGACCGGGCAGGCCAAGACGCTTTCCACCACCATGACCAAAGAGGGCTTGCGTGTCCGCCAGTCGGCAGCCGAAATCCTGGATGCGTTCATGCTGGTCGGTTCGGCCAAACCGGAACTGCTGGGAGACAAGGAGGCGCTCAAGGCTGTTACGGAGGAAGCCATGCGATTGCAGGCGGCAGCCAAAGACATCACCCTGAACGAAGCGGTTGATTCACTTACTTTATCACTCAACCAATATGGGGCAGCGGCAGACCAGGCTGGACGGTTTACCAATGTATTGGCTGCCGGCTCCCAGGCAGGTTCCGCCAATATTGCAAGCCAGGCAAAGGCTATCCGGAATGCAGGTACCGCAGCGGCTTCGGCCAATGTTCCCATTGAACAGACGGTCGCATTGATTGAAACGCTTGCCTATCGGGGTATAAAGGATGAAGTGGCCGGAACGGGATTGAAGAAATTCTTTCTGGTTCTTCAGACCGGGGCAGACGAAACCAACCCCAAAATCGTCGGGTTGGATAAGGCACTGGAGAATCTGAAGAACAAGAATATGGACGCAGGCGCCATCAAAAAAATGTTCGGGGAGGAAGGCTACAATACCGCATCCGTAATCCTTCAGAACACGAAGATGGTGAAAGACTTCACTGCTGCCGTCACCGGTACCAATGTGGCGTATGAGCAGGCGGCCATAAACAGTGATACTGCACAGGCCAAACTGGAGCAGGCACGTAATAAGATGAAGCTGGCAGCCATTGACCTTGGCGAGAAGTTGAATCCGGCTCTGACGGTGAGTACGAATATGCTGACCAATGTGCTCAAATATTTACCGGGATTGATTGACTGGTGCAAAAAATGGGGTGGTACTGTATTGTGGCTTAGTACGATATTGCTTGTATATGCTACCCGGCTGAAGATAATTACAGCATGGTATTCTATTTGGAATTCACTTACCAAAATTGCGACAGTTCTCAATTTGGCTTATGCCGCATCAATGAATACATTGTCTGGTTATACAGTGACATCATTTGGAAACTTGCGTAAATTATCAATGCTCATGCAAGGACATTCTGTTTTACTTAAATCACTACGTACCGCCACTTATTTATATGCCGCTGCCGTGCAGGTTTTACACGGGCGCGTTGATTTGGCTGCCAAATCGCTGAAAGCAGCTTGGACTATTATGTCCAGCAATCCGATTGGCTTACTGGTTACATTAGTTCTTGCAGCAGCTACCGCATCCTACAAACTGACACAACGCACCAAAGCTTATTACGACCTAAATAAAGTCAATGAGAAAATTACAGAAAAATCAAATGATGAATATGCGCGTCAATCATCACTGATTGAACAGTTGACCACCAAAATACACAATAATAATCTTTCCAATTTTGAACGTAAAAAGGCAATTGTACAATTGCAGGCTATTATTCCGGATTATAATGCAGAGATTGATAAAGAGGGCAAAATCATCAATGAAAACACAGAGGCACTTGACCGATATAATGCCGTATTAGCAACCAATATCGAATTAAAAGAGGTTGCCGACGAACTGGATAAGCACCGGATCAACCTGATGCGCCTTCAAAAATCCCCGGCATTGAGTGACAATTCACCGATGGGGTCGATGGCTCGCGAGGATGTTCGCAACAAGATTTCCCAAGAAGAAGAGATTGTTGAATCTTTAACTGCACGTTATAAGAAACTGGTACAAGAAAAATGGAAAGCATTGAATCCGAACACTCCTAAAAACAATCCCACCGGAGGCAATGACGGTGGAAAATGTCCGATATGTGGAAACAAACCTTGTACCTGCGATAAAAACAACACTTCCAAAGACAAGTTCGCCCAAGCTGAAGCCGACTACTACCGACGTATCGCTGACATCAAACGGAAGTACCTCGCTGACGATAAGATGACCCAGGAAGAATACAACAAGCAGATGCGGGATGCAGAAATACAACTGCTCAACGATAAGCTGAAGGTCAAGGGGCTTGAGCCTTCAGAGATTCAACGTATCAATGACCAAATACTTGATGCGGAAATAAAGGCGCGTGATGAATTGCGCAGGCTTGATGAACAGTCTGCCAAGGATGAAGAGAAACGCCGTAAGGAGCAGGCAGAAGAGACGTTTTCCCGTTTGGACAAAGAGTACCAAATGCAGGTGGAAGCTGCCGCCATGTATCATTATGAAAACAGGACTTCCGAGGAGGAGTATTTCAATGAGCTGCGCAGACTGCAAGATGTATATTACCATAAGGTTCTCAATGACGCGGCAATCAGTGAGGAGAAGAAAAACCAGGTACGTGAACAGATGCGTAAACGTAATCTGAAGGATGCCCAAAAAGATGCTGAAGAAGAAAAACGGATTGAACGTGAGAAGTTTGACATACTGTCTGACCTGGCGAAAGGCTTCGGAGAGACCATGGCGCAATTCTTCACGGACTCCGAGGTGTCTCTCAAGGACTTCCTGAAGAATATTCTTACTATGTCGCTTGATGCGTTGGAACGTATGATGATTATGGCCGTTACCGAACGCACCATCAAGAATATAGGTTCACTCGGCTTCGTAGGTGTAGCTAAAGCTGCCGGAGAGATTGCTCTGATAACTGCCGCATTTGAGACAGCCAAAGGGCTTATCTCCAATTTCTACACCGGCGGCTTTACTCCGTCCGGTGACTGGAATCAGCCGCAAGGTATTGTACATTCCAATGAATTTGTCGCCAACCGTTTTGCTGTGGCCAACCCGAATCTGCGACCGATATTCGACGCCATTGACGTGGCACAGCGTAGCGGTAATGTTGGTAATCTGACAGCTGAAGACATAGCGGCTGTAGCAGGTTCCAGAAAGAGTACACGTACCGTACCAGCCAAGGCACCTGCTGCCAGCGCCACAACGACGACCAATGACCCGGCTATGGTGGCGATGCTGATAGAATGTACCCGCGTATTGCGGAAGCTTAAAAACAGGCTGGATGCCCCTTTGGTAGCGGAAACTTATGTTACCGGCAAACGGGGTATCAACCAGGCACAAAAAGAATATCAGAAGTTGAACAACAATAAATCACGCAACAAGCAATGACAGAATTATACATTGACGGGCAATTGGCCGCCCTTCCTGAAGGGTTCAACATTACGTTCACCTCCGAGAATCCGTATTTCACCCGCAGTTCCAATTACTCCTTGGACATAGAACTCCCCATGCCTGCCAATCATGCCATATTCAAGCACGTGAACAGACTGGATGTGACGAAAAAAAAGACTATCCTTCCGGCCACACTCATCGTTGACGCCAGATGCCTGCTTTACGGCAGTGCGGTTTTACTCTCAGTAGAAGATGCACTGGTTAAGGTACAGCTCGTATCGGGTAATGCGGAATTTAATCTGCTGACGAATGATGATCTGTATATTGACGAACTTGATTTAGGTACAATCAGTTGGCCGAACAACAATCAGAACCGTTTCCAGCCACCTGCCAATATGGTGAACTACTACGGTTCGGTGGACGACATTGAAGCTGTATGGTTGCCGGTGTTCTATCAGGAAGCCAAATGGGAGAACCTTCAAAACGATGCAATCTATGAGTTCGGCACGAACAATTTTACCCTTTGCCCCTATTATGGCCGTCGATGTGTACAGCCATACCTTTTGACAGTCATCAAGAGAATAGTGGGGCATTTTGGCTATACGTTCGATACCTCCTTCTTTGATAACAATTTCTTGCGGAATGTTTATGTATGCAGCGCGGTAAGCAGCAACCGGGTGGCCGCTGCATTGCCGCACTGGACTGTTTCCGAATTCTTTGATGAACTGGAGAAATTCCTTTGTGCGGTTACAGTGGTCAACGAACGCACCAAAGTGGTGAGTCTCGTAGGGCTTAACGATTATTTTACAGAATCCGGAAAGGAGATAATTCCTGCATCCTCCCTGCTACGGGAGTTCACTGTGGATATTGAAGATGAAAAGAATGAGAAAGACTTGAGCACTGGCAATGTGGGCTACAATCTGCCTTCCCATACGGATGACGGCTATCTGCGAATTGAAAGGGACATCATAGAAGCTGCATACAAACAAGAATATGATTCTTACGATGCAATGCTGGCCGCATACAACGGAATGGGTGACAGTGACAAGAAAAGTACAATCTTTATTGTTGGTAAACGGTATTATATCAACTACAATGAAAATGATAAGAATACGCTGCGTGAAGTCAATTTGTATGCGGATTTAATCCGTGACCCGGAATCGTCCGATGTAGAGACCTCACTCGGAATCGTCCCGGCTAAAATTATTCAGTTCAATGTCGGTGTGTATGGCTCTGTAGCTGATTACGATTTGTCCCGTCCGTACACCTCCATGGTATTGAACATACCCGCGGTGGGCTACCAGGCTACTGTTGCCAAGCAGGAGCGCTTCAATGTTCAGGAGGCCATAAACGGTGACGTGGAGCTGAAGGAGAAGCAGGAAAAAAACGGGCACATGGAAGTGGCTGTCAATACCGGTAAGTTCAACCGGCAGAACGTAACTTACAGCGGTCAGACACATGCCTATGATTATGCCTATCCTTTTACGGACTACCAGCAGAAGACCGGAGCACAGCTCACGGACTTCCTTCCGTATTCCCTAAGCTTGAACGATGTTTGTCCGGACAGTGTCGGACATCGGTTGTCGACACTCAGTCTGTTTCACTCCAATATCCCTTACACAATCCAGTTCCAAGCCAATAAGCTGCCAGATGTGAATAAGGTGTTTCTTATAGGCAACAAGCAGTATTTGTGCGAGAAGATTGAGACGGAAATAGATGTTGATGGATTAAGCAAGGTACTGAAGGGAACTTTTTACCGGATAGAATAATAATGTTAAAAAGACATCTGCCTCTCAAAAATAACTCCTTTTTCCCTTGCGTAATTACCAAAAGGTTATTATATTTGCAGTGTCATTAAGAATCGCGATCTTTTTATGACTGAAGAAGAAGAGCTAAAGGCTCGGATTGAAGCTGCGAAAAAAGACCTCAGCTTCTTTTCCCTCTATTGGGATGACATTCAGAATACTGATTGGATTTCCGATGAGGAGCTTGAGGAAGGCATCAATGATTGTCTCGATGACTTGAATGATGCACAAGACAAGCTGAATGAAAACGGTAGCCCTCCTTGAGGGGGCTACTTTTTCTCTAACATATAATTTTTAGGCTTATGGACGTACAGAAAGAATTGGGAAAATGGAAGTCGGAATATGTAAAATGCAATACTCCGGAGGAATTGGCCGACCATAAGAAACGTTTCAGGGCTTTTCTGCAGACGCTTTCACCGGAAGATAAAAAAGCGTTTGCGCAGGCGTTCCAAGATGGTGCCAGGCAATCAATCAATGAAGCCCAAGCCATTGTGAAAACAGTAGAAATCAGGCAGACCTTAGAAAAAGTATTGCCTTTCGCTTCTATGTCGTATATTGCCCAGCACTATTTTGGCAGAACACGCCAATGGCTATATCAACGGATTAACGGAAGTGCGGTAAACGGCAAACCAGCCAACTTCACCGCTGATGAACTGAATACTCTATCTTTAGCTCTATCCGAGCTTGGCGACATAATGAAAGATACTTCTCGGTCTATCGCGAGGCCGTAAGGTTTTTAATGACAGAGGGGCTTCCACGGGTTGGAAGCCTTTTTTATTTTCCATTTTTGGATATGTAAAATAGAATTAACACCTTTGCAGTGCCCTATACAACATAGCTATACATTTATTCCTTTTCGGTTGTTATTTTAGTGATGCCCCTAAAGTATAACAAATGTATGAAACAGCGGCTACAAACATCAAGCCTGCTATCCCAAAAAGTGTACGGAGTATTTTGTAATATGAAGTGTTCATAGCGAATTGTTTTAAGCAAAAATTCTATAAATAATTGAATATGAAACGAGTTTTATTTTTAATCTGTGTTCTGTCCTTAGTGGCAAACACTGTTTTAGCACAAGAACGTCCGGAAATGAGACGTGAAAATCGTAGAAACACAGAAACAACCGAGAGGCAAATACCTCCAGGACATCCGGAGAGAGTCGATGGGCAGAATCCAAATGCCGAAAAACAGCCAATGACTTTTATGCAGTCGTTAAAATTGAGAACAGATGTGGGGAATCCACAATTTGAGGCTGGGCACATGATGATTAAATCTTCCCGATTTAAAACAGCGTCCTTAGCATGTGCGGCTGTCAGTGGAGGTATCTGGTTCTTTAATAACAGCGAAGACTATGAAGTGGCTGTTGCTGGAACCAGTGTCATTTTTGGAGCGGCTGCTGTCATTCTGTATGCTTCGAGTTTGCGTTATGAATGGTTGGCTGGTAAATACTTGAAAATGTCAGCATCACCAGGTGGGTTGTCTGCCAGTATAACTTTTTAATGTGACATTAAAAGCGGAGAAACAAAAAATCTCCGCTTTTCTTTTGCCATTCCAAAATAAACTCTCATCTTTGTGGTGCTAAACAATCAAACATGTTAGTCATGTACGTAGAGCGCGGTTAATGCTCATGACATAATGGGCTTTTTTTATGCCCATACTGAAGATATGTAGAAGTTTGTTTATTGACAAATGCATACGGCTGCCTTTCCTATCAATTTGTTTTGCTCTACGGAGTGACAACTGTTTGATTGTTTAGCGACACGGGAAATGGCAGCCGTTTTTCTGCCTATACGCTAAACAATCAAACAGTATGAAAAAACAAGCCCAAAGCGCCCGCGGACGCTATGTATCCGCAGAGAAGGTTCAAGAACTGTTTGCCCAGTTGGGTATTGAACTGTGCGCCGGACGTAAACGTATCCGTGCAGCACGTAGCGACAAATCCATCTCCATCTATGTCAATGGTGGGACAGTCAACATCACCTTTAATGAGAAAGGAGGCAAAGCATGATGTTCTTTGTTTACCATCTGCAGACCTATTCACCCAAGAACCGGGCATGGAAAAAGGTAATTGACTATGTAGAGAAGTATAAAGATGTTCTTATCAAGGATGAACTTTCCCTGGATGCACTCAAGCATGAAATAGGCGATGTGGTCAACCGCATCAATGCCGAACACCCCAAGATGAAACGTATGCAATACACTGCCAGCCTGATTGACAATGACCGTACCATACGTATCGAGGCTCATGTCATAAGTGGCGGATGCCCGGACACGGTATTCTTTCTCGATATTTGCAAGGTACGTTCCGTTTATCAGTTCAGTGAGAAGGCAAATATGCTGGAACAGAAAGGAGGCAAAGAATGAATACCGAAATCAATAACATCGTATTGACCTCCTCCATCAGCGAAACCATCTCGATTTTACAAAATGGCGTTGCCGGTGCTTGTTGCAATACCATAGATAGAGCTACTGGATTAATCTTAGACTTGAAAGTCAACAATGAAGTTAGTGCTGATGACATTATATCCGTAATAAGTGATTTACGCATTGTGTCATCCATGATAAGAAGCTTGACTCCGGAAGAAGAGAAAGGAGGCGCACAATGAGCAAGAAGATAGGATTCCGTTCTTATCAAAACGACGAAGAACCGGACAAACGAGACGAATTGGAGAAGCAACAAGCCGAACGGCAGAAAGCCATAGCAAACTTCATCGGCCAGAACTATTCACCCATCGGTACCACTTCACAGAAATGTTACAAGACCACCGCTGAACTGGTATATGAGCTGTCGAACATTGTCGATGTCGCTCCGATGGCGCTGGCCAAACAACTGGCTGATGCCGGGTACCATGTAGAATATTTGGCAGGACAACCCTACTGGGTGATGTACGAGAGAGCATAAATTCGTGCGGCT